CTTTTTCATGGACAACTTTCGTGAAGTTTTTGAATGCTTCTTTTTGATCTTCTTTTACGAGTACTGTCTCTGCGATCTCCTCGTATACCTCCTTTACTTCCGAGAACATCCTTCTTCTGATGCCTCTTGAAACAACTTTCTTGTTTCTGAAAGTCCAAGCATTCCATTTTATCTGGTTCTTCGAAGCTCTACTGAACTTCAATTCTCCGATAAACTCCTCAAAAGTGAATTGATCTCCAGGACCATATCCTCCTTTGTTAGACGATCTATAATTTCTGCCCATTTGTGAGATCGTCTTCTTATAATTTGGGAAGTGAGCGATTATTTCTTCCTCAAATTGTTTATGAGTACCGAATACGTTATCATAACTGTACTCGTATTTATCAGGGAAGTCTAACTCTCCAGTCAGAACATTCCTTGGAACCCATTTGCCTTTACTTTTGAAGTTGGTTCCATTATAACTACTACCTTTCATATTTGACAGGAGCTCTTTTTCGTCTCTCTGCTCTACACCGAGATCATGTTTGGCCTCGGGTAAGTAATAGTTTCTCAACATACTATTATAAGTCAGATTATTTAATACAGTGGGTGTACCTAACTTATAATCTCTTATTAATCCTTCTGTATATGATTTAATGTGGTTAAATTTGTGTGAGTCGCCACCAGTATTTAATAAGTAACTGATGCTTTTGATTAAAGACTCTTCGGGTTTCTTAATGTTCGTATAAGGGGTAAGGAATTTGTCAAAGTTTCGCTCTTGCTCCAACCTTCCGATATATCTTCCGGAATGGGGCTCTCTAACAAATTCCCTTTTTAAGAATGAATAAGATTCTCCTTCTTTTCGATTCTTAATGTCTCCTCCAAAAACGTCTTGCGTCATTCGGAGTCCCAATTCATTATTTACAATTTTAGTGACTTTTTCTAAGGTGTACTTCCTTATCGCCCCTTTATGCGATTTATTTATTGTTCTGTACATGTCGTCACCGTATTGGGAATCTATTCTCTCCTCCTTTTTAATGCCAAGTCTTTCATCAATATAATTGTGAATAATTCTGTGATTTATCACATTGCCTTCAGCACCTAAGAAAAGTCCAGTAGGATGTCCGGAATTAGCTTTAAAAACTTCGCCAGTACTTGTGATTAAATTATATCCTAAAGTTTTGTTCTGGCTTCTTGCAAGTTTATTTATGTACATTTTGCTAAGTCCTTGTTCCTCTGCAATGCCACATAGAACCTGTTTTCTAGCCTCCATAATTATACGTGGCATCATTCTGTCTTGTTTGCTGAAATCAACTGCGTAACTCAAAGAATTATCGAGATTGTGATATTTGGCTAATTTATCGAATTCTGACACCTTCAAGCCCACTTTACTTGGTGTGTCCCATTTGTGATGCATTCCATTCTTCACGTATTTTTGCAACACTTCTCTTTCCACAATCTCTTGTTCTACGGCCGAATTACAAATTATTCTAGGAACGAATGAGGCTTTGCTTTCCTTCATAGCCTCACGTTTCCAGAATAATTGATAAGTCGCCCTTATTTCTGTATCTTGTCTATATCTATTTAAATATTGTACAAAAGCCGGATCTTCTAACATTTCCGACTTAGTCTTAAATCCTACGCCTGTAAATCCCTTTCCATGACTATCATTGCGTAGGAACTCTCTACTATTCTTAATGTCTTCAACTGACATTTCTCCAAGAGGAATCTTCTTCATTTCTTCGATGGTTTTCTTAACTGCTCGATTTAATGCTCTTCTATTCACATTTGTTCGAGAACCATTCCATTCTTCCAAAATTAATTTCTCCCTTTCTAAGTTGTTGTACTTCTTCGTCGGTAACTTAACCCATTTTTCATGAGTTTCTACTCCTTCTTTTTCCATCCAACTTTCAAGAAACGGATCTTGGGCCTCGTTTTCTTTTGGAACTTTAAAAATATTTTTGTACCTTATTTCGTCCAGTTCCAATGGTACTGCATCTTCTGCATGATACCGTTCATGAGACGTTAAATCTTCATGATAATGGATGTCTTTTAAGGACACTCTCTTAATTTGCTCCGTTTTCATGGGAAGATAGTTATATCTTATCCAATCTTCGAAGTTTGTCCTTTTTCCTTTAAGTTCACTATGCAAAGGCTGTGCTTCCAAGAAGT